TCACTCTGTTCAACTACAGCGTCGATAATTTTATTCTCGATAGCTCGGATAGATGTGTAAAACTTATTAATGTAACTACCATCTTCATCGTATCCCTTAAGAGCCAGATCTACATTATATTTAGTTGGTCCGACTTCTGGGGTAAATCCACTAATACCGAAAGGCATATACAGACGAGGGAAGTGGATCCTCATAGGAGTACCCTCCTTTGTGGAGAGTACAATTTTTCGATTATTAAACTCGGCAATTTCCAAATTTTCAATGGCGTCGGTGATTTTAGACATTATACTAATTGAATATATGGTTAAAACTTTAAGCTGAGCAAGCCACACAATCAGGTTCAAGACTGAATTGGATTGGACGAGCCTTCGCCTTAGATCTAAGATAGTACATACCAGTCTTGAGACCTTGCTTCCAGGCATACATATGCATTGAGGAGAGTTTTGACATTGTAGGGCTTTCCATGAAAAGATTCATAGACTGACTCTGGTCAATGAACCGTCCACGTGAAGCAGCCATATCAATGACATCCTTCATCTTGATTTCCCATACGGTTCGGTACAGCTTTTTGATATCCTCGGGGATGTCTACGATAGTTTGTACAGAACCACCAGCTTTTACCATTAAATCCTTCATTTCCTTGGACCATAGACCAATCTTCTTCAAATCGTTGACAAGATGCTTGTTAACAATTACAAACTCACCAGCAAGGGTGCGACGAAGATAGATATTAGTTGTGTATGGCTCGAAGCATTCATTGTTACCTAAAATCTGAGCCGTAGAGGCTGTAGGCATGGGAGCCATGAGAAGAGAGTTCCTAAGTCCCCTGGTCTTCACACGTTCCTTCATTGCGTCCCAATCGTAGTGAAGTTTAGTCTCACCCTCCCACATATCAAATTGGAGCACACCTTGTGAGGCTGGAGAACCCTCGAAGGTCTCGTAAGAGCCATCAACCTCTGCAAGCTCAGAACTGGCTTCGAGTGCGGCGTGGTACATTGTTTCAAAGATACGAGCATTAATCTCCTTGGCTTCATCGGAATCAAATGCGTGTCTGCAAAGAATAAACACATCCGCGAGACCTTGGACACCGAGACCAATTGGACGATGCCTCATATTAGACTTTCGGGCAGTCTCAACTGGGTAGAAGTTCCTATCGATGACCCTGTTCAAGTTTTTTGTCACAGTCTTGGTGACTTCATGGAGCTTTTCGTAATTAAATGTCTTATTCTCTACATCCACGTACTTGGGGAGGGCAATTGAAGCAAGATTGCATACAGCCGTTTCATCCTTGTCTGTATATTCAAGGATTTCCGTGCATAAGTTGGAGCTCTTAATAGTTCCTAAGTTCTTCTGGTTGGACTTCTTATTGCACGCATCCTTGTATAACATGTATGGAGTTCCAGTCTCAGTTTGAGACTTGAGAACAGCCTTCCAAACTTCAGTAGCTGGTACTGTGGAGTTAGCGAGACCCTCTTCTTCATACTTGGTATAGAGAGCTTCAAATTCTTCACCCACTGCATCAGATAGACCGGGAGCCTTATCGGGGCAGAAGAGAGACCATTGTCCATTCTCTTCCACTCTCTTCATGAAAAGGTCTGGAATCCAGAGGGCTGAGAAAAGATCACGGCACCTCGCTTCCTCATCACCCTGGTTGAGGCGTAGCTCCAAGAACTCCATGATATCTGCGTGCCATGGTTCAATATACGCGGCAATAGACCCCTTTCTGCGCCCCGCCTGGTTAACATAACGCGCGGTTGCATTGAATACCCTAAGCATGGGAATAATACCGTCAGACTGACCATTAGTACCTCTAATACGAGACTTATTAGCACGAATGTCGTGAATATGCATACCGATACCACCAGCCCACTTTGATATTTGGGCACATTCGGTCAGGGTACCATAAATACCATTGATAGAGTCCTCCTTATTCGCAATTAGGAAACAACTTGACATTTGAGGTCTTGGGGTACCTGCATTGAATAGGGTAGGGGTCGCATGAATGAAAAGACCTTGGGACATTTTATCATATGTATCAAGTACGGATGGAATATCATCACCATGGATACCGATGGATACCCTCATGTACATGTACTGAGGTGTTTCCATCAGTATACCATCAAGTCGTTGAAGATAACTCTTTTCGAGAGTCTTTAGACCAAAATACCCAAAATCAAAATCCCTCTTTGGCACGATATCATTTCTAACTATACCAGCAACTCGTGCAACTTCCTCTGTTACGATCCCTACCTTGGCAAGCTTCTTCATTGCGAGATGAAAGTTATTAGGACAAACCTTTTGAATATTACTCGCGACAATACGAGTTGCGAGTGTTTCATAATCGGGATCGGAGGTGATCATTCCAACACACACTTCTGCTGAGAGGATGTCAATTTCCTGAGCACTAATACCGTCATAAAGTGAAGAAGCTACCTGTTGTGCAACCTTGGAAGAGTCGCAATTTTCTGAGAGTCCGTATGTTAAATTCTTAATCCTATTGGTGATGTTATCAAATCTCATATCCTCAATACGACCTGAGCGTTTAACAACTCTCATTTCTAATTATTCTACTTGTTTTATTTTTAACTTACTTCTTGCACTTCTCGAGATCGGAGCTACGAACCTTCACGGTGCCCACAGTTTCAAACTTACGATCGGGCTGAAGAAGGTAAGTGTTCACAAAAAATTTACCATCCTCACCTGGGCGAGCCACTGGAGCGTAAGAACCCACAAAGCAGGCTGGAGCTTGGCATGGAATCTCTTCAACATTGTTTGGTTTGTTGTTATAAGCTTCGTCAAAATCAGCAAGGTTCAACATTTAATATCTACTAAGTTTTTTTTCCGAGGGTATATTAAATGTGTGATAACCTCCACCTCGATTCCCTCAAACAGGTTGAAACACCACTCAACACCCTGTTCTTTTCCGAGTTTAACCAGAATCTTCTCCAGCGTGGTATCCGTCAGTCCTTTAAGAACAAGACTGGTATTGCCATAGATCGTCAGAACCCCGCTGATCTCTACAGTATGATGCGCGTTGTATTTATTAACAACGCAGGTGATCACAATGCACGTGTAAATGAGCAAGTTAAGTTCATGAATACTCGGGTCATTGAAGCTGCCCTTGGTCAAATTCAAACTGGTGTGTCTCAATATATGGCTTATGTCCAAGACATTGATACAATTTCAGTACCCCTTGATCAACCCATTAACACAAGTACAGTCGGTAAAAAGATCCCCAAGAATATGAAGATTGGAGTTAATTAAAGTTTTGATTATATACATTGATAAGATGAGTTTAAACTTCTACAAAGACGAAACAGAAAAAGTATGTAAATCTAAAGGTTGGGATCGCGCTGCTGTTGACACTGTATGGCTCCTTCTGACAGAAGAGTTTGGTGAACTGGCTTCAGCCATTCGCCAGTACAAGAAGACCTATAAGAAGACAGGTCTAAAGAAGGAAAGGGGTACAGATGTGATGATGGAAATGGGAGATGTTTTTAGTTACCTATTTCAATTGGCACATATGTTAAATGTAGACTTAGACAAAATGTGGGAAGAACATAAATGTAAGATGAAAACTAAGAAATATAATCTGAAGTAACAGTAACTATAATGCTTACCGACGAAGAAGCGATTGATAATGTCAACCCTTTTGTCACACACGACTTCTCTCTTCCAGGGAGTGTGGGAAAAAGTGATGGATTTGATGATTTCACTGAGTTTAGAAAGGAACCTGGAATCAAAGATGCCGAGAAGAGTGTCTACTGTGACTATGGTCTATGTGATCAAGCAGTCGGGGCTTGTTCTTTATCTAGACCTCTTCACCCAAGAAGGAATATTGATACCGGTTTCACCAAGAAGAAAAAGAGTGTTATTGAACATGTGAAAGTTGGTGTTTCCAATCACCCCGAGTTTTCTATGATTGGTGGTGGTATTATTCTTACAAGTATTATCGTGATGATATATTACGCAAGACGTTAAAGAAGTACTCTAACCTTGATTCATCTTCACATCGTTGAATGAGATCAGCGAGTGTATCCATACAGAACTTTTTAATAAATTCCCTCTGCCAAGCACTTTTAGTATTAATCCAAGGTGGTTGAAAGCTGGGGTCCAGAATCTTAGAAGCGTACGCTGTACGAATGTATGTATGAATATTATGTTTATCGGATACGATATTTTGAAGTGCAAGTTCAGCCATCTTTTGATGAACTTCCATGGTTTTCTCACACATCGTATCCAGAAATTTCTCATACGGGATAGACTGTGTTTTTGACTTCAAGTATACCCAATCTGCCGAAGGTTTTGTGTGAATATAATCCACGTAAGTCGCATACCCTTTCCCTTTTACAAAACGCTCGTATGTAATTGCGACGTAATCCAAATCCGAATCAACGTCATAAACGGATTTTGCAGATTTGAGAAAGGAGGACATTTAAATTACCTAAGTCTCTCTCTTTTAAGTATAAAACCAAATAAAGACGAGGGACTCTAAAAAAAAGAGATGTATTCGGCTATAGCCAACAACAGTTTTTCATACCTTCTAACTCTTGATGAGTTTAGGAAAGGATTTCCCGATGAGACAAGACCTTCATGGATAAAGATTACTACGATCACTATGGTATCAAGCTTTATTCAGCAAATTGACATCAAAAAACTTCGTTCCATTTTTGAGAACTTAGAGTCTTTCAAATTGAAGCGCTCTGGTACCAAAGGTGATGGTGGATTTGAGTGGAAGTTGAAGCCTACAACATTCTACAATCAGGTTACTCTCACTTATCACGACTCCTACAGTACCAAGTCTGTGAAGGTTTTTCCAAATGGATCTATTCAGGTAGCTGGATGCTGCGACCTCTTTGACTGTAAGAGGATCATCACCCAGCTCACCTACATCTTCAAGACCTTTTTGGGGATGGAATCCCAAGTCCCCGTTGACTCTTTTAGGGTTGTCATGATCAACTCCAACTTTTCTCTCAACTACAACGTCAACCTCATGAAGGTGGCGCAACACTTTGAGAATCACTCTGATATATTTAAGGTTTCTTTTGAACCTGATAGATACAGTGCTGTAAAAATTAAGTTTCGCCCAGCCCAAGACATGAAAGAGATTACCACAAGCATTTTTTCAACTGGTAAAATAATAATCACAGGTGCCGAGACCCTCAAAGAAATTGCCTTTGGCTACAACATCATCAACCAGCACATCAATGAAGAGCCCACAATTCGTTGCAAACCCACAGACGAGAAAGATGTATTTGATGTGTTCCTTGGTCACAAATGTGAAGCAATGATTGATCATCTGAAGAAGAAGGGATTCAAATCATGGATACAGACAATTGCAAACAGGCAAATTAACTTTTAATATTTTGTAATATAAATGGACGGTTCGCTCCTGTCTAGGTACGCAGCGGCTCGTCAGTCTGTATCAGTACAGAAGGGTGGACGAGGTAAAATTTTTATTATAGTAGGCGTATTACTTATAATATCAGTTTTGGTTTCTGTGTTTTCAGGTGTGATTAAATTAGGAGGAAAAGAAAAGGTGGAACCAAAAGAAACAGCGAAACCAAAACCAAAAGAAAATACAGGTGATGCTGACGTCAACGAAGATGTTGAATATGCTTATATAGTACCAGACTGTGAAATGAACAAAAAGATCCAAGCAACAGAGGGTAATCTTGGTGCTTGTAATTCAGTATTTGATATTGATCCAGTGGGTGTTACATTTTCAGGTACATACTTTAAACCAAGAGCTCCTAAAAGAGGTAATAGTTGGATACATGAACTATCTTCAAATGACGATACAAAGGAATATATAGCCGCTCACCAATCTAAAGATAATTTATGTAAAATGGTTCGTTTTCATGTAAAGAAGGATGCTGATGATTGTAGATACAAACAACTTGATGCCCGTTATGTACCATCCTCAAAAGAACAGGGTAAATCAGTGTGCACGAATGCAATTAATGTCTTAGATAGTTGGAATAAGGGGGAGGATGTCCCTATAGCATCAAGTGACGATGAAGGAGGTTATGGAATTCAAAAAATGAAATACCATAAGTTCTGTAGTTGAAATAAATTTCTAACGGTACATTAATACAAAATGTCGCAGCGACTTGGAATGGCCGATGGAAGATGTTTCACCATACACTCTTCAGCCCAACTTACTAACAACTATCTCATGGAGCAGAATGGTATTAGCTTCGAGGACAACTATTCATTCCGCAAGGCTATGCAGAAGCAGGGACCCGAGTTTCTCAACAAGCTCAAGGAACAGTCCCGTGATAAGTGTGACCAGTGCCACCCTTACTCCAACATGTCTAAAACCTATTAGGTGTGATAAATTTTAATAAAAACTTTAGAATTATACTGTAGAATGCCAGAATGTGCAATATGTCTCGGCGAGGTAAGGTCAACAAGGGCCAACACACCCATCCGTTGTGGACATATTTTTCATTCCCACTGTATACAAAAGTGGAAGGATGAAGGTAAGAACACTTGCCCAACTTGTAGAAAAGTTTTTGATGTTTCACAATTTAAAGTTACATTGACAGTTCAGAACAATTACACAGCAGAGTCTAACACTGTGTCATTGGAGAGTGAAGCTATCTTCAATATTATGGATATTTTTGACATGTCATTTGATGTTGAAAATACAGTAGATTTAGACAGTCTTCTTGCGGACCTTGGGGTGAGTCTTACCGACCTTGATGCCCTTGTCCTTGACACAGAAGGATGAGCAATACTTCTCATAGTTTAGACCAGGGTAGTTTTTATCAGCCTTTCGGGGGTCTTTGATAGATTTACCGGATGCATCAGTCAGAAGTGGACCAGTAGCCCACCCCCTCTTGTGACTGAATACATTAGCTCTGAATGCAATACGCTTGGTAGGAGCAAACTTTCCACCCTTCTTTACCCGAGAAACGGGAATCTTAAAGAACTTAGCTACAGACTCTTGGGTGTCTCCAGGTTTAACACGATACTCTATGACTCCATGTTGAACATAAAAGTGGAAATCACCTTGACGAATGTAATTTGTAGGTCTTCCAGGACAGACGAACATCATTACTTTATAGTACCCCTTCTTACATTTTTCATTCGCCTTCGCAGCATATATCTTAGTTGGGTTATCTGAAATAACGCGCTTTGGAAGTCCAGTGCAGTGAGTATAGTTATGACTTCCGTTTGAAAGACCAGACCGATCTCCAGGAATAGATTTTTGCCACCTATAAGCCTGATAGTCTCCTACCGCATATGCATAACAGTTATTATTACCAACACCAGTAGACGTACCCCAACGCTTATGGGTATATTTCCTTTCCGAACCACTCAAAGGTAGGTTCTTCATTTATATTGATACAGAAAAAAATATCCGTATCTAATAAATGTTTAAGGAAATCGTCAAGGCTGAAAACCGCTCCGATATGCTCACCGAGCTTCTCGTGTTCGTTCTCAATGTTCTCATTGCGACCTTCATCCTCCGCCTTGCGTGGAACAGGGCTCTCGTCCCCCACATCACCACCCTCAAGCCCATCAAGACCATGCTTGATGCTTTCTTCCTCGCCCTGTCCATCAACATCCTCAAGGGTGTTTAAAACTCTTGGTAACCAACAGTCTTTTCACCATTAGGATCAATGGTGGTTGGGAAGGCATCCATTCCCGAACAACCACCTTTATCACAATCAATAAATTCATAAGGCTTACCAGCCTTCTTCATGTAGTCTAACTGCTTACGAGTCCATCCACAACCCATGGTCCCGTAAATAGTCCATTTCTCACCGTTGGAGGTGACATGATGCTTACCTGTCTGTGTCAGCAGGTAAATGTTCACAATGATGAGAAGTGCGAGAAGCCACATAGTTTATTATACATAAATATTATTCTTCCGAAGAGAAGGCGAGTAAATTAATAATGTCTGTGAAATAATCAACAGATGCATCTATGAAATCACCGTTGTAATTCCTCTGTAAAATCTGATTTGTATCATAAAGAACAAATAGACCAAAAATAAGAATACCTATTTTAGTGAGATTCTTGTCACCAGGTCTGAACAGACGTGCGATGAGAAGAGCGAATAGGGCAAAAAATAAAACAATGCCCATGGTTCTAAGATTAAGACCAAGTTGAACCGAGATGAATCCCGCAATAATCATCGAAATGAATATAGCAACCGCCTCTAAAAGTGCTTCCCGTAAGTCCCTAACACGATGATATAACAACCCAGTAATAAGAGACACAGAAGTAAATAGGATAAACTTACTCTTGATACCAAGGTTAGCAAGTATAAGTGTTAACATCAAAGCTATACTGGATATAATGAGAAGAAGACGGTTCTTCTCAGTAAACTCCGAAACTTCACTATTTTTTAGTGCCGCCTCTACCCCTTGATATACCATAAAACCCTGAAAAATAAGATGACCAATTACGGTTGCCATAAAAGGTAACTTATCTTTGTTCATTTATAATACTCATATAAATTATTTACAAATTTTATTTTTGAGCATATTGCGTTCATTATTTGTCAGACTGTTCACGTAGTTGTTTATCTTTTTGGTATTGGACTTTGGTGTGACCGTCTTGAATCTACCCCCAACAAACTTCATATTCTTACCAGCTTTTATGGCGTTCCTTACGTTTTGAGGTGTCTTCATGTTAAAAGGCTGACCACG